AAACAACGAGTTGTGTGTTTTCCAAAATCTATACAAGGGATTATTATTTGACCGGCCAATACTCAGCGGGTTACAAAACCATCATACCGTTTGGTGTTTCCTGTTAAGGAACGATGAGACTCAGCCCACCGCTTTGCGCTGTCTCCCGACAGTGCGGTCTTTCTTACTTCTTCCGGTTGGCGTAGTATTCCCACGCTGAACCAAAATCTTCGGGGGCAGATGATGATTTACTTGCACCCTTGCTCTGTATCGCGACATTGCCAGCCAATTTCTCTTGTCTGCGCTGTGCGATCTCAGTTGATTTAATCTTTGTGCCTCTGAATGACTTGATGAGATATTGATAATCCACCGCGTCATAACTGCTTGCCATCGCTTTGATTGCCGAGGGTTGCTCAGTCAACCAGCTCTCATAGTCACTGCTGGTGACGACATTGCGCCAGTCCGGGATGATCCCATCGATAATCCGCACTTGAGAATCAATGTACCGTTGCTCTTCCTGCTCATCGTTTTTCTGCTGAATTGGCGCCATACGTTGATCGATGTCGCCATATCTATTTTCAAAATAATCCAGCATCGGCTTAACGATCTCTGGATAATCAGCCATGGCCGAGGTTAGCTCGTCAGATACTTTCCTAGCTGTTGGGCTTTCGCTATCAATCTTTTTTTGCAGGGCGCTTACGCGGCCTACCTGAGATTTAAAACTATGCGACAGTTCAGTGTTTTCTTTTTCAAGCTCAGAGATTCTGTTTTCTAATGACTGCCTGTCACTATCGACAATGCCCTCGTCAGAGTTGGCATATTCGCCGTCATCATCAACAGACTCTTTAACCAGTTCTTCAATGACCCGCGCATCATCGTCGGAATTATCTTCCGCTTCATAATCATCGGCGTAGCTATTGAATAATGCCTCGAACCCTTCTTCCTCACGGCCGTCCTCGGCGGTGGTTTCTTGTAACATAATGCGTGTCTCCAGACAGGCTGGTTTTACTAGCTGTACTCATTACTCGTAAGCAACGGCACAGGTTGTTTGTGCGACAGTGACTTTAGGTCAGCCATTGCCGCTACTATCCCTCGATGATACATGGTTAGATTAAAATCCAGTGTGACGGATGATAGCTTGCGGCTTGATGCGGCAAGCTGTTCATCGATGAAACTTTCAATCTCTAACCAAGTATCTGAAGTAATATCTATCATAATTGTTGATTCTTGTGCGGGTTAATGTTACCACATTTGCGATGTTTGCAATAGGGGCATATTTTCATCATATTTTATGTTCAAAGGTAGGGATAATGCCGTTTTTAGCTAATACATTTGCAAGCGGTATTGTCTTTGTTCCTTGGTTGTAAATTTGCGGCGAACCTACGGCTGGTTTAGCCGTGTCGTTGTTGTTAGGATTATCACCATGTTCAAAAGTTGGTATCACACCAGCATCTGCAAATGTCCTCGCTAATGGCGTGCTATAGGCTGAGTTATATATAGGCTCACTACCAAATGCCGGTCTTTGATACGCATTTGGTGCATAGTGATGACGTGATGTTTGTTGATAAGGTGTAACTTGTTGATTAGGTATTACTATACCTCCGCTAGTAGGCACTATCACTTCAGGACCTTGTTCACCAACTAGATAAGGTTGTCCGGCATTAACTGGACCACCCTCTGCTCTCGCTTCTATTTGCTGTGTCTCAATACCCTGATTCATACCTTGAGCAGCTGACTGTGGATCTACTTGCTGAGGTTGGTTAGGGTCTTGTGGCATTCCATCTTCCGGTAGAGCCGGTGAGCCTGGACTGGTGTTCTGCTGAATCATCTGATCTTGTTGCATATCAGGTGCTTGTTGCTCCATACCTTGTGGGACTTGTGTACTTGGAGTTCCGTTAGCATCTTTATAACCGGCAGACTTCATCAACTCATCACCGACAGGAACTATCTGTGGCATCTGCACAATCTGACCAGCTGTTTGCATGGCACTGAACTGCGTCTTAACATTAATGTCCGCTGTTTCAGCTGTCAGTTTATCAATCTTACCCTGCAACTCTTGGACTTGCAGTTGCATCATGACCGCTTGTTGTTCCATCATCGCTTGTTGCATGGGGTCGGGTTTATTCTTTTCCGCTTCCAGTTCATCATTAGTTTTAACAATGTCATCTGGATTGAGATGTTGTGCTTGAATCGCCTTACGATACAGTTCTGGATGTTTAGTCAGGTCGGTATAGATAGGTTGTAGTGATACCGACATCAAATTAAGCAGCGCTTGTGTCTGTGTTTCTTTGACTAACAGTGCTGAAGAACCTCTAGCATCAATCTCAAAGTCACCTTTGATCTCTTCTATATCAGAGTTCTGCATGTTCCAGTCATACATCCTGCCGATGAAAGGCTTAGTGATACCGTCATCAAATGCTTTAACGACATTACGCAACACTGTATTAGCGGCATTAAGTAACATACTACGGCCAGCTGCCGTATCTTGAGCGCCTCCAACTTCACCTTGAGCCAACATGGGCAATGAAGTAACTTCACTAGCCATATTCTTAGCTGTCTCAAAGATGGCCGATAGTTCTGCTTGATGTGAAGCTATCTCATGTGAGCCAAAAGCATCATTAACTCGATGCTCTGGATCTGTAAGCCACCATACCTTACGGGCTTTTAAATCCCATGAACCATCTGACGGTGTAACAAGTTCTCTATTGATGATCAGTTGTGGTCCGGTAGATAAAGCAGCATTGTCGAGTAACATACGCCAAGCGGCATTAACGATACGTTGCTCATTACGCAACAGATACGGAATACCAAAGCCAAACACGCTGGTATCATCATCTTCATAGGCAAACACCGAGTAAGGACACTCACCTGTCTCTAGTGGGTTAAGATCAGCCTTAATGACTACGCCATTGATGAAGGACACAATCACATCATGTTCGATCAGGTCATCATCTTCAACAGCACAACCACATGATTCCAGATCTTCTTTTGTTGCAGGACCGTGATATTCCCATAGTTCATAGCGGTTATCATTGATGTTAGCCTGTACACCGGATAACTCTCTTAGCCTGCCTACATGACTGGAGCCATTAGAGTTATTACGTGCATCAACAGCAATAATCTTCTTGATTTGTTCTTTTAGATAGCCTGGTCGCTTGGATAACTCAATCAACTGCTTCTTAGTGACATAACGACGCTCAAAGATAAAGCCACATTCAGTGATCTTTGTTGCTGACATATCAGGGAACCAATCCCAAACATTCACACGCTCAACACCTGGTCGATACTCTTGTACTATATCCAGTTCGTAGACGGCATTGTCGAGTTGCTTCCAGTTCTTCCGACTACGATTAATAACCACTGGACCTTTAAGAATACCCGTACCAAACAAACAAGCATCATGAATAACCTCTCTTGCAATGGTGTGGTACTTAGCCTCAACAAGTTGATCATCAATCTCCCGCGTCATCGCTTCAGCACGTTGCGTTGCTTCCTTCATGATTTGCTTGGCCACATCCGCATGAGTAACATCATTACCCTGCGCATCTTGACCGACAACTGCTTGGTTGTTGCGCATATTCATGAGTTCAGGGACGGGAGTTGGCTGTATCGCCCAGTTCGTGTCATCACTTGGAAACAGCATATCAGCCAGTCTTGACTCAGCACCGGTTGATTTACTGCGCGTGATGTTCACATAAGCCTGACTACCACCTGACTTTTTGAGACGTTCAAGTGTTTCAGCATCATAATGACCCATGTATTGCTCAAGATCACTCAGCCATCGATCTTCAATCTGTTGCCTAATGCCGATCTGTTCTTGTGCTAAACGAGTTAAACGCCAACCGAGTGCCTGTATCTGCTCACCTGATTCTTCTTCTGCGTTGTCATCGACTTCATACTCATCATCTTGTTGTTGCATTTGCATCGCATGTCTCCCGACATTCGTTAATAATTAGTACCCAGTTATTGAGTCACCTGTGAACGTGTTAATGGTTTTATAAGCTGGCTTTGCTTTGCGTACTGGTTCTGCGAATGTTAAACATAAAGCGTCAGCTTCATCCGGTGATCTAACACCGCGTTTACGCATTTCTTCTTTACGCTCTATCACTAAGCGTGAGTTGCTATCGTATGAATAGAAAGGCGCACATAAGTCTGAGTGCAATGAGTCGCTATCAGGCACCTGTACCGGCAAAGTGTCATTGAGCCAATTCCTAAGCTCTCCCCACATTTCAGCGCGTCTATTCTTGTATTTGTCCTGATCTAAAGGAGACGAGCCAGCATTAACCGCTACTACGACATCGCCATGACCAAGCTCTATCAACCTATCAACCACGCCCGCACCTAAACCACCGACATCAACCGCCACCTGCGCTGGGTTGTCACGTTCAATGAGTGTGTGAACAATACCCGCCACTTCCATTGTGTTTTTCTTGCTATAACTGATTAGGTTGTAAGCCTTACGTCCTTGCCTATAGATGATTGAAGTTCTATCCTCGCCATAACGGGCAGGATCTACGCCAATAATGATGCCACCATGACCGGTTATCTTTTGCTGCCTGGCTGACATCACGCATTCAGGGTTAATGAGCGTGTCACCACCCGATACCTGGAACGCTTCAATGGCATTGAATGGATATTCTTGTTTAAATGATACTGTGCCATCAATGCCATCAACCGATAAATCAGCTATCTTTGAGCGTCTAAACTGGAGCTGACCGTTATTTAATCCGTATTGCTCGATCAGCTGCTGTTCTTCATCAGTGGCTTTAAAATCGATAGACACCGGCTTGGTATATTCGGTTTGCCAATACCAAGGCACAAATATCGCTTGGTATTCCGATTCGCCTCGTTCAGCAAGCTGCCACTGTTGATGAAAGTAGTTGCCTATGCCATTACCGGTAGACTCTAAGAT